CGCCAATATTTAACCAATGCGAAAGCCTCATCGTAATGTTCTGCTTCAAATTCAATTTGAATAGCTTTCTTCACCCCGTCGGTCATGTCCTCAAGTTGCTGGGATACGTCATCGTCATCAAGGATTGAATAATCAACGTCAACGGCTTTAAACTGCGGTATATCCAAGCCCCATGCTTCTAAGTCCACCACCTCCCAATCGTTCGCCAACGTGTCCCAGTCCCAGCCTCCCGTATTTGCATTAAGACGTATGTTCAACTCCTTTTCGTCTGCCTCATTCAAATCAACAATGACACATTCAATTTCCTTGATGCCAAGTTTCTTTAGTTCACGGACACGGAAATGACCGCCGACAATGTAGCCCGTTTGTTTGTTGAAAATAATCGGTTCAACCAATCCAAACTTTTCAAGGCTTTCCTTCAAATGCTTTTCCTGTTTCGCCGTGGATTGCCGTGGGTTGTACGGCGCTGGGATTAAGTCAGCTATTTTCTTTTTCTCGATTATCATTTTTTCTTAAGCAAGTTTTTAATAATCTTTTTGTAAACTTTTAATTCCAAGCGTAATTCCTTGTTTTCTTTCATGGTAACATTGTTTCTATCCCTTAGCCATTTTATTTCTGCTGCTGGTTCCCAATAAGCACCCGAAGGTTGGAGAGTGTCAGGGTTATACGCCGTAACTCCTCCATGATACAATGAATCTGTTTTATCTTCGTCGTTTAAATCTAAACCTACTGCAATGCCTCCTGTTGTTACCATTTTATAAATTGTTTAATACTTTTATCCTTAATTCATTTACCGTTATCAAGTCCCTTTCATTACTCAACCATTCCCTCCCAATCTTCAAGTCTGCAAAGTAAGTGTCATCCTTCTCCATAGCCTTAGCAAATTTAACGCTTAAATCTGCCTCATGCTTGTAAGTCCTTACCGATGGAATACAAAACTCTTTGATTTCCTCAGGCGCGTATGAAATACAACCAGCGACTAACATTTCCATTGCAAAGTTATTTGACTTCGCCTGATTAAAATTGTCAATGGTTAGTGGGAAAACACCGTAATGTGGCGCACTGTTTTTGATTAACTCAAAATACTGGAAAAGAGAATTGTTCCAGGGTAATACCTTAATATTTGGATACAAGGTTTTGCCCAACCACTCAGGAATACCAATAAATGCAACCTCGGTATCCTTGCGCTTGCTTATCGCCTTCCAAAAGGTATCAACCGTTTTCAAGTCCTCAATGTGTGTCATTGAGCCTCGCCAGATGATCCGCTTTTGCTTTGTTTCAAGTTTGTCTTTGCGCACGGGAACAAACGGCGTAACTTGAAAATCAATGGCATTAGGAATAACCATGATTTTACTTTCATCAAAAAATTGTTTGTAAAACTCCTTTAAAAAGGGGGTTGATACCATTATGTAATCAGCGTACATAAAAGCCTTTTCGACCGATTCTTTCACCTTTGTTTTCCCAAAGTGTTCCGATGCTGGGTTGGCAAGGTTTACTTCGTGTAACAAATCGTCGTGGTCTAAGATGATCTTCTTCCCCATTTTCCTTGCCTCAGCTATCATGGATAACATACCGTCACCGTTTGGACGTTGGAAAAGTATAACATCGACGTCAATAAAATCGTACCATTTTACTGTCTCAGGATTCAAGTACTTTACCGTTAAGTTTGCCATTTGCAAACGAAGCCGCTGGAATGGATTGACCGAACGATAATAGTCAGTCGTTGGGCTGGTTAAATTTACAAGAATGCCTAACCTCATTTCTTTTGTTTTTCGTAGGTGTCTAAAAGAAGGTGTAAAACTTGCTCCATTGAGTGTCTTACCTTTGTTTCCTTCCAGAGATTAAATTGTAAATCCAAAAGTTTATTTCTTATCTTTTCATCGCGATAAGAGACGCTAAAAACCGATGATATTCCTTTATTAGCATTCATTTTCTTTGTTTTTCATTTTGTGATACCTCTCTCTTTGATACTCTCTTAACCTCTCTTTATTTGCCTCGTAATGTGCCTTCCTTTTTGCAAGCATCTTAGCTTTTTTCTCAGGCGTTAAGTTATCATAGTAATTTCTTTTTCTTTCATTGTATTTTTTTCGCTGGTAATCCGACCAATTAGCTTGCCATAGCCTTTTTTTTTCATTACTCATGTTTAAAAAGGGAAGTCTGATTCAGGTTTAAAAGTCGTTGCCTCCGATACCTTTGAGTTCTCAGTCCCCGTTGGCTTGCCTCCAAATTCAAGGGAATTTACCATGCAACGAATAACCGCCGCCGCTTCCCCGTTTTTCATATAAGCATTCACGCCGCCTGATCCTTCCACGACTACAAATGTACCTTTGATAATGTGAGGCGCCAACTTAACACCACGCTCACCCCAAATTGAGCAAGTAACCCAGATTGTTTTCTCCGAAGGCGTTGGGCCATAAACCTTTTCCGTGTGTGCAACGGAGAAAGAACAAACGGTATTATCGCCAACGTTCTTTACTTCGGCATCAGCACCAACGCGACCACTTATTACTAATTTTATCATAATCTTATTTTCTTTATGCAAAGATAAGTTTATTTTTTTAATAAAATAAAATTTGTTTTTAAGTAAATTTATTATCTTTGTGGTGCAAGGTGGCGAAATGGTAAACGCAAGGACAGCGTAATTGCTTATAAAATGGTTTCCGAAAAAGTTGTGGGTTCGATTCCCACCCTTGCCACTTAGCAAGATGTAAACGTTAAGGAAGATTCGTCACAGGTTTACATATTATTGCAGACGAACCGAAACGCTTACGGTTAACAGGGCTTAACCCATAAAGTCCAGAGAGCGCAAAATAAACGGGTGACAGCACGGAAAGACGGCATTTTTAAAAACAAAGCAAATGGAAAGAACAGGAAACTTTTTAAAAACCTCCCTTGACAATGCCTTGACATATACCACGCCTGAAAAGTTATTGGTATGGCTAAAGCTTCAAAGCCTCATTGGTAATCCTCCATTTAAAACAAAGAAATGATTGATAACAAATTCTTTTTCGACAAATCAGTTGAACTTGGTTTCACCACCACGGACTACGAGCCACTTGTAAACTTACACATGAACGGCGCAAGGCTTTTACAAAGTCTGGGCTGCGAAAGTGTTTTTGAATTTGGTTCTGGATTAGGATTCTTCCTTTCAGCATGCCAGCGCGTTGGATTAGATAATCATGTAGGTTATGACATTAACCCGTATGAAAGGGACTTTGCAATTAGCAAGGGAATCATACCAATGAATTATTTATTGGCTAAAGGTGAATTGATCCTGGTTGGAAAATACGACGCCATTTATAGCACTGAGGTTTTTGAACACATGACCGATGAAGAAATATCTAAGGTTATGCCGATGTTATCTCAGGTTTGCAAAAAGTATTTTTATTTCACCTCCACGCCTCATGCAACCACGCCAGAATGGGACGCGGAATGGGGACACATTAACTTGAAAACAAAAGAACAATGGATTGCCTTGTTTGAAAGGTTTGGATTTGATTTCCTGAGGGATGCAAGGGAGGTGACGAGCTGGGGATTATTATTCGTAAAAAAGTAAAACAAATTATATGAAGATTAAAATTTACATTATAAATGATAATATGGATTTGCCAAACAGAGATTTGGAAAAAATAAACGGTTGGTTTGATTCTAATTTATTTGAACTGCCATTTTTACCTCAAATTGGAATGAAAATTGATTTAGATGATTTTTATACAAATGAACAACACGAAGATCAATTTCTTGGTTATGCTGAAATTAAGGATATAATTATTTTAAGAGATTATATTGAATTACATTGTTAATTTTTATAAGAATGTAAAGGAAAATTAGTATCTTTGTTTTGTTCTTTTGAATGGTGTGGAAGTCACTCAAAAGAGTTTTGAGGCAATATCCGCATTGTTTCACCTAAACCCAGCGTCTTCCACCGTTGGGTTTTTTATTTTACAAAAATGGCTAAAGAAATTCAGTTAACTCAGGGGAAAGTTGCAATCGTGGACGATGATATGTACGATTATTTAAACCAATGGAAATGGTGTGCTCACAAAAAAAATAATAATTTTTATGCATCAAGATCTAATTATTCTATAAAAGGCAAAGGGTCATCTATTTCTATGCACAGGCAAATAATGAATGCAACTAAAGGTTATGTTGTCGACCATATAAACCAATACACACTTGATAATCGTAAAATTAATCTTAGAATATGTACACATACTCAAAATTTACATAATAGACCTAAAAATATAAATAATACAAGCGGTCATAAAGGTGTATGTTGGTGTAATAAATATGAAAAATGGCGCGCGAAAATTTGGCTTAATTCGAAATGTTATCATGTTGGCTACTATTTTAACATTAAAGACGCCGCCCGTGCCTACAACGCCGCCGCCTTGAAATACCATGGCGAATTTGCTAACTTAAATAAAATTGATTAAAATGGAAAGTTTAGAAAGAGATTTTAAAGGTGTTTGGATAAAAAAAGAAATTTGGCTTAATACAAATTTAAGTTTAATTGAAAAGGTTTTAATTGTAGAGATTGATTCTTTAGATAAATCAAATAGAGGTTGTTTTGCATCTAATGAATATTTGGCAAAATTTGTTCAACTATCAGAAGGTAGAGTAGCAAATATTATAAGTGATTTAAAGAAAAGAGATTTTTTAATTCAGCTTTTTTTTGATGGAAGAAATAGAGGATTAAGAATTAATAAACATAAATGTGAAAGCAGCTTTAACGAAAACGTGAAACCTGATTTAACGAAAACGGGAAAGCGGACTTCACGAAAACGTGAATATACTAATACAGATAATAATACAATTAATAATACAACTAATATTTCTTTTGAAAATCCAAACGAATTTTCCCGCTTCGAAAAAATTACAATTGATAAAAAGCAAAGTAGCAAAGTAAATCCGTTTACCTTAGTTTCCCTTGTTGAAAAAGAAAAAGAAAAAAACACGCGGAAAAAAGAAAAAGAAAAAGCCGACGCCGAGCCCAAACCCGAGCGCAAGCCAAACCCGACATACGAAGCTTTCACCGTGTTTTGCCAAACCTTTGAACAGTTATCTGGCGCGGCATACCCAACCGACCAGAAAGGAAATTACATCATGAGCCCCAAAGATGCTGGAGGCATGGTATATTTGTTGCGTTGGCTTGAAAAAGTTGACCGAAACAACGATACAAATGAAGCTTTAAAAGTATTTTTACAGGCGGCTTGGTCATTACCTGACAAATGGTTAAAAGCCAATTTTACTCCACCCATTTTATACGGACAGGCAAACAAAGTTTACACGGCTTACCAGACTTCTTCCCCAGCGGCAAAGAAAAAGGCGTATGATGATGAAGCTGACAGGCTTTTGAATGAGTACATACAAACTTTAAAACAAACACAATAAAAACCAACTTATATGAATTTACCAGCCATTGCAATGACAATCGAGGAAAAGATACAAGATGTTCAACTTGTTATCGACAATCGAGAAAAAAGACTTTTTAAAACAGGTATCATTGAAAGCCTTCCCAAAATTAACGAGGTCGTTAAAAACATCCTTCCCCTTTATGGCATTGACGCAAGTCCAGAACACTTGACTGAGGTGACAAAGTTTATAACCACTTACAAATTAATTGCCGTTGACGAAATCAAACTTGCTTTTGAAAAGTTTGCACGGCAAGAATTGAAAATTGATGATCACAAGTTATACGGCAAAGTTGATTTGGCTGCCATTGGTCGAATCCTTACCGCGTATATTAACTGGCGGCAAAAGGTTTATTTTACGGTTGATATGGAAGATGAAAAGAAACGAGCAAAGTTACAGGAAGAACAAAGACAAGTTGAGGCAAAGCGCAAGTTTTACGCTGAATTTCCCGAAATGTTAACAGGCTTTAAGGGTGAAAGCTACGAAGATGTTCCAGCGTATTGGTATGATGCCGCGATGGAGGCTGGGCTCATTGGTTACGCCGATGGAGAAAAACGCGCCATTTGGGAAGAGGCTCAGGAAATTGCATCGAAACAAAAAATACAAGCAGACAGTTACATTGATTTTAAAACCCAGTTGCACAGGACAGCGGACGAAAGTAAGAAGAGGGCGGTTATCATAGCGCAAAAGTTGGCGGTCTGGAGGATCGTTTTAAATAAGGCATAATTTTCATGCAATCTGGTTTTCATGGTGGGAAGTATTTTATTTCCCACTTTTTTTTTAAAATAATGTTGTAAATATTTTTTTATTCAAATAATTATATTTAAATTTACATATTGAAAATAACAAAAACAACCAATCATGAAAAAGCAAATGACAGTTAGAGAAATTTTAAGATTATTGTATGATAGCAAAAAATATGCTGTCGTTGGTTCTGAAGAAATGAGAAATCAACAATGCAGAGATTTTTTATTATATATGAATAATCCTGACAAAACCTACAATGTTATTGACGAAGGTTCTCACCTTCTTATCTGGAACTAATTTTTACTTTTAAAACAACCAATCATGAGTATTACAAAATTTACCGTCAAGTGTTGCCTTGACAAAAAACTTGGGCACTTTGTCCATGTTATTTTTTCCCACGGCTTTGGCTTATATGGGCAAACAAAGCCGCATTCCCCTGAGGATAACATTGAGATTCATAGCTGGACATTTGAGCCTGAGGATATTGATTTAGAAAAATATCCAATAATCAACCGATTCAACCTCATACCCCTTGTGGATATGAATGAAGTGGACTGGAAAATATTAATAAATCAATCAATTTAAAAACAACCAATCATGGACACTTTACCAATCACACTTACAGACAACGCATTGACCAGGTACTACGAACTTCGTATTAAATACCTTGAAGGCGAAAAAGAACGCTTGCAGAATGAGGCAAGATTTGATTACCTCGTTACTTTGGACTTTTGGATATACGCGCAACGAATGATTGAAAGTTATGTAATATTTCACAAGGAATCACCACATGAATATTATCTTGATATGCTTAAAACAATATTCAAAAATTTAGAATCGCACAATGAAAAGGCTGAAGATACCTCAATAAATCGCTTAAGACTTGAGGTTATCACAAGATGCAATGAAGCTATTATTAAATGCGAAAAAATTACAGCAGAAAGATGAAAATACAAGACTTCGCGTTAAACGCCTCATTGACCGTTTGCCCTTCTCACATTGTTGAGCCTGACCACCTGAAAAAATGGTGGAGGCAAAAAGGGGTTGGCGAACTTGAAAAATACTTTGTATCCGGAAAAGCTGTTCATTACAATGATGAAATCGACTGGAAAAAAATAAGTAACCATAAAAAATCCTTATGGTACGATTCACAAAACTTTCAAATTCAAGCAGGAAATGAATATTCTAAAAGGCAAGGTTAAATACACGGCAGGCAAAGTTTTTGAAGGGCAATACGGGCCCTCAATCAATGCCGCCATTACATTGGATAACGGAACTGATATCCGTGTTTACGGCAAACCAGACGATAACAAGTTGATGGCATTAAAGAAAGACGATGTCGTTACCATTATCCACGACGGCAAATCTTACAAGGTGGCTTTTGATATGCTCACCGCGAACGAAATACCCGAAAAGGTACAAACACCCACGGAACAAACGAACGTGCAACAGGCGGCAAATGTAGCCCCTAAAACGAACGGGAAATTAACTGCGGAAGAAATAAGCGAAAAGGCAACCTTTATGACAGGTATTTACGCCGACATATATCACCAGTTGCAAGCCTCAGGACTTGAGCCAGCGCAAGCGCAACCAGCAGCCGCGACGATCTTTATTCAAATCGGAAAATATTTTTAATTTCATATTGGTATGTTTGCCCCAGCCTGAAAAATGGCTGGGGATTTACCGATACAAAAAACAAAGTAAAATGACAGAGCAAGAAGAAAAAAAAGATTCTGTAGATTACCTTTTAGATATTATTGCTAATTTATTAGGAGATAAATCAACTTATGACTCTATTAAATTTAATCAAATTTGCTTAAACGCAAATGCAAAACATGAAAAGGAATTAAATGAAGCTTTTGAAAAAGGGTTCGACGAAGGCGTTAAACACGTTAATCAATTAATAATGAGCGATGAAAAATTCCCATTTTAAAAAACAATAACCATGCTACTTCCAAAACCATATATATCAGTTAGCCAAATTAATCTTTGGTACTCAGACCGTCAAAAGTATATCAATCGTTACTTTTTAAACCTTCCTGAAGAACCTTCCATTTACATGAACTTTGGTAAACAGTTTGCCGAAGACACGGAGGCGTATATCAAAGATGGAATAATCATGGACACCTTTCCCGATTTTTACATTGAGAAAATACGCCCCATGAAAGGGCTTGAGGCTGAGAAGGAAATTAGCCTATCAATTAACGACATTCAAGTCAAAGGTTTCATTGACGCATGGGACGTTCATAACAACAGGGTAATTGATTTTAAAACCTCAGGGAAGCCTTGGACAATCGACACGCTGAAAACAAGCCTACAAATGAAAGTTTATTCCCTTGCCATGTTTGTCAACGGTGACCAGATTCCCGAATGCCAAATAAATTGGCTTGGAACAAGGAGAATGAAAAACGGTTTGATTTTTACGGGTGAAAGTTTTGAATTAAATTATACCTTTGAAATGGATGAACTTTTAAAGGCCATTGTTTTAATTGAGCAAACTTGTAAGGAGATAAGCGAATGTTATACAAGTTTTCTTCACTCATTCAAATAAAGAAAAATGACTGTTCAAGAAGAATTTAACCAGTTTAAAGGCGGAATAAGGTTAAACGAAAATAAACTTCGCTACGACCTTTGCCCAGCGATAGCACAAAGGGAATATGCGAAGGTTTGGACTGAAGGATTAAAAAAATATCCTGCCAGAAATTGGGAAAAAGGTTTTTTATTTTCAGAGGTAATTGCCTCCGCTATGCGACACCTTGAAGCCATACGACTTGGTGAAATGATAGACGAAGAAAGCGGGCTTTTGCATTCAGCGCACTTAATGGCAAATGCTGCAATGTTGACGGAGTTTTATTTTACTCACCCAGAATTAAATGATTTAAAGAAATGAGCAAACAAACGGCGAAATACATAGTACCAAATATTACATTATATATTGATGGTAGATTGTATAATCATAATACAAATAAATTTAAAAAATGGACAAAAGATACTAATGGTTATATGAAAACACAAATTTGGGTTGATGGAAAACCAAAAAACGTGCTTCAACATAGATTACTTGCTCAAGAATTTATTGATAATCCAAAAAATAAAAAACAAGTAAATCATAAAAATGGAGTAAAGCACGATAATAGAATAGAAAATCTTGAATGGGTTACTCAATCTGAAAATGGATTGCATTCATTTGCTAACGCATTACAAAAGGTTACAAGACCTTGTAAAAAAGTAATTAATATCAATAGTAATAAAATTTATGAAAGTGTAACAGAAGCAGCTAAAGATAATATGATATCAAGAAGTCATTTGTCTAATATGCTTACAGGTAGGTTTAATGATAAAACAACGCTTAAATTCTTATTTACATGAAAAACAAAATTATGACCGCAGTAGAATGGTTAATTGAGGAAATTCATAAAAATATAGATTGGATTCCTGTACCTATGCAAGAACAAGCCTTAAAAATGGAAAAGGAGCAGATAACGGAAGCCTTTAAACATGGAGAACTTCCTCCGCTATTTGTAAATTATAATGCAGAACAATATTACAACGAAACTTATAAAAAAGAAGACAAATGATACTTACAGACAAAACAATTTACGACGAAATCGCCTTAAAAAATATCGTCATTGAGCCATTAATCAAGGCAAACATTGGTACAAATAGTGTTGATTTAACGCTATCCAAAACATTACTAATGTACACCGACCATGTTCTTGATGTCAGGAAAAAGCCTCAAACCGCAGAAATTATTATTCCCGATGAAGGCATGATTTTGCAACCGGGTATTTTATACCTTGCCTCAACTGTCGAATATACGGAGACACTTCGCCATGTTCCAATAATTCAGGGCAAATCAAGTTTAGGAAGATTAGGGTTATTTGTCCACATTACAGCAGGATTTGGAGATGTAAATTTTAAAGGCCATTGGACTTTGGAGCTTGCTTGCATTCAACCAGTCAAGATTTATCCAGGCATGAAGATAGCACAAATCTGCTATCATGACATTAGCGAAATGCCTTACACTGATTATGCCTCTAAAGCCGATGCAAAGTACAAAAATCAGGGGAGTGATCCAGTAGCCTCAAAAAACTATTTAAATAAATAGCCATGACCGACGAAGAAAGGGAAAAGCAAAGGAAATACGACCGCGATTATTACCGAAATATGCTACCTTTTGTTAAGGAGAAAAGAAAAGAAGATGCAAGGAATAGGAATAGGGACAAATACTGGAAGTTGACGGATGAAGAAAGGCAGGCAAAGAAAGATAAAAGCCTCGCTTATTATTACGCAAACATTGACGCACTGAAAATCAAAGCAAAAGCCTATCGAGAACGAAAATTAAAAAGTAAGTATGAGTGACGAGGAAAAAAAAGCATACAAGTCGGAGTACATGAAAAAATACTACCGAAATATGAATGATTATCAAAAGGAAAAAAGGCGGTTGAAAAACCTTGAGAACAAAAAAAGGAGATACGAGGATAATAAAACGAAGTGTAAAAATGTAAATTACGACAAAAACAAGGCGTATTATTACAAAAATATTGAAAAAATCAAGGCTTATCAGGCTGAGTATCGTAAAAAACAAAAAGAAAAAAAAGAATCATGTTAACAGAAAATGAAAAACAAAAATTAGGTAAAGACATTGCCCTCATTGTCGTAGCCGCTGGAGGGTTGTTGACTCTCGCTTATGCCATTTACTTTATTGTTGACACCTTAAAAAAATGGTACTAATGAAATTTGAAATAAAATACAACGATAAACGAATGATTATTGAGGCTGAATCAGCAGAAAAGGCGCTGGAACAATTCAAGGAATTAAAAATTGATGTTAAAAACTTTGAGATAAGCATTGCAAAGTTTGGCGAATACAGGAAATAAATGTAAAGTAGTAAGTTGTTAAAAGTGTTGTTTTTGTCCCGTATCTCATTGGTACGGGATTTTTTTTGTATTTATTTTTGTAAATATTATTATTTGTAATTATTTATATATAAATTTACATATTAAAAATAAAAAACAAACCAGAATGGAAAAGAACATTTACACCGTGATGTATTTTGGCAATGCCAAAAAATATCAGGATTTACGTCAAGAAATTGCAGCTATCTCAAAGCGCGAAGCCGTTGAAAGGTTTTACGCCTCAATGTTGAACTCAAATTATTTCCCTGAGGATGAATTTTCATGGTGCGGACTTGTTCGCGACTGTGAGGGAAACGTGATTGCATATGCCAACGACGAAACTATCGAGTATGATGGCGGTTATTTTTATGCAGAACAATTAACAACGGTATAATGAAAGAGCCAATTATTGAGACATACGTCCCTCAGAACAAACGCCTTCCCTATCAAATAGCTGGAGGTATTGGCGTTGCTTTTGTTGTTGGGTTGATTTATTCCCCAATTAACACCCAATACAATTATACTTCCTTTGTTCCTTTAATTCAAAGGGACACGGTTTACGTTCACAAAATAACGTCGCTTACCATCCAGGGCAAAGATGAAAAAAAGGAAGTTGATGAAGAAGCCTACGGATCTCGGTCATACGGCTGGGAGGTGCGAAAATTATCAGAAGAACAACTCAGGCAAACATTAGAAGGTAGAGGTTTTAGGAATTTAAACAATGTTGACCGTTCAAAGCTTCGTCGTATTTACCTTGCTTATTGTTATGAGTCAATGTTAATGAACGTCCACGTTTTAACCGACTTTCCAGTATCAATGATTTATTCCTTCTTTATCATTGAAGCAACCTCACAAGGAATCGAAACTGAATTGTGGCGCAAACATGCCAACGCTGGAGGGGTTAAAGCCTTAAAGGGTCATGACCATGTAACTTATAAAACAATGGAAGTTATCAAAGGAAAAAATAAATACATAAGGGCTAAATTTATGAGTGCCGAATCCACCGAAGAAGGTATGAAGTTATGGGCTGGCGTTTTAAACTCTGGAAGATACGCAGCCTGTAAAAAGGCAAATTACAAGTTAAAAGGAATAAAACTTTACGAATCTATTTGTAAATGCGTGTATAAATCAGGGTATCACACGGACACCGATTACAAGTTCCGCGCCTCGTTAATGGCCGAGTACTGGCAGATTAAACGGGATAACTTCCCATTGAAGAAAGAATACAATGTTTTTTGAATTATTTTTCATTTATTTTTGTAAATATTTTTTTATATAAATAATTATATTTATATTTACATATCGAAACAAACAAACGATAAATCACCACTTAAAAAACAACAAAATGACAAATTTAGAAGCAATCGAGCAAAAAATGGAAATAGCATTACAGGCTATTAATAATATTTTACCAGAAGGCTACTTTGTTGGCCAGGCACTTTCATCTACTGATTTTGGAAATAGTGGCTACATTTTTATAAAAAAAGTATGTCCAGTTGATTACATTATTAATATTTGCAAAGTGAGGATTAGTGATCATTCGGCAACAAATAGCGTTAGACAAGCTACTGAAATAATGGTAGATTTAGTAAGGTTTAATCTTGACGAGTTAATGACAAGAATTGACAGGGCTTTAAATCCAGATAACTACGAAAATGCAGAAATCAGAACATTAACTGATCAGGTAATGACTTCAAATTTTCAAGTAGGCAAAAAGCCATACACTACTTTAACAGAGCCTACATTCTTAGGTGAAATTGTAGGTAAAAAAGGCGGTTTACTTCACAAATATTCTTGGTTGAAAGAAGACGTAAGATTTGAGTGGAGAAAAAAATTAAACTAAATTAAATCAATCCTCACAGGGCAGTCCCCCAGCTGCCCTACTTTTTTTAAACACTAAAAACAAAAAAAACAAATGGAAAAGAATTTCACTAACACCCAGTTCAAATGGACTTTTGAAAGCATCAGCGACAACATTCCTACAATCATGCTTTTGACAATCGTCCTTACCTACGGTATCAATGCCTATCTGACTGCCATATTTTTACCCTTAGATTTTTGGTTAGCTATTATTGCAGCCTCTATTCTTCAGTTAGGACGCTTTGCCGTCGTTTTCATGGACTTTTTAAACCCTACTAAAGGTAGAAGTACTTACCCACCTAAAATAGCATTAGGAGCGACTATTGTGGCTTTAATAGAAATATTCTTCGGCTTGCAGGAACATTATGAAGGTGGGGAATATATTACTATGTTTCTTTTTGTTGGAACTATCATAGTTTTTGGCTATCTTTTAGAAATTAATTTCGTTGATAAAGGAGTAGAAGCCTACGGTATTAATGAGCCAAAAATTATAAAGAGACGAAGAAAGCGTAAAACTATTGTTGCAATAAACAACGAAGAAGTACCTAAGAATATTAGAAGAAATATTACTTCATTTCAATTATCAATGTTTTAATTATGGAAAAAGAATTTGTAAGCTATGAAATTGCTTTAAAACTTAAAAATCTTGGATTTGATGAGCCTTGTATTACATATTATTATGAACTTACTAGTAATATAAGGACAGGATTATCAATTAACATACATAACGCTTGGACATACGCAGGAACTAAAAAAATAGAAACTACTTTAGCACCATTATACCAGCAAGTATTTAGATGGCTTAGAAATAAATATGATATAGATTTTAGTATCAATACGACTTATTCTAGGTATAACGAGAATACAAGTAAAAAATACAGTGGAGTTATTGATAATAAAACTGTATTTATAAATGTCGGTTTTTACGACACTTACGAAGAAGCTAAACTTGCAGGTTTGCAAAAAATGATTAAAATAATTGAAAAGGAATAAAGACTTATAGATGAAGAAAAATAAAAGTAAAACAGGCATTGAATACCTAAGGGGTATTTACGATAAAGAAAATAAATGTCCATTAGTTTTTGAAGCCGCCGAAATGTTGCAACTTGAAACTATGAATGAATTTTCAAAATGGCTTTCAGATAAAGGTTGGAATATGGCTGACTATGGTGGCGATTGGTATTATAAAAATAATAATGAGGAATCTTATATCTTTAGTAAAGTTTACCAATTATTTTTAGAAAGTAGAAAATGAGAACATACATAGGGGTTGACCCCGCAATCAGGTTAAACGGAATGGCAGCGTGTTTTATTAAGCCAAACAAAGAAGTTGTATTTAAAAGATACAAAAGATTTGTCGATTTTCTCGGTGACGTTATGACATGGTTTGATTATGATAACATGGTTGTTCTAGTGGAAGATTCCAGCCTGCAAAACTTAACCTTTAATAAATCGATTAACCGCGCGATTCTTTCCCGTATGTCTCGAAATGTTGGCATGAACCAAGCTGCTTCGAGAATAGCTTACGAATGGATAAAGGGACAAGATATTGAAGCCTATAATATTTCCCCGGAACAAAAGGGGAAAAAATGGGGAAAGGAAATATTTATGAAAGTCTTTCAAAATGAAGGCTACAAATTTGAACCAAATTTTAAACCAGCTAAAATAAGTCAGGATGAAATAGATTGTTTTACTCTTGCTTTACAGGCTAAAAATTACCAAAAACATGAAAAAAAATAATGAAATGATAGACGGCTTAAACGCCGCAACGTGGAAGGAAATTGAAAGAATTACCAAAAATTATCCTAAAGAAATTAGATTCGCTCAGGGCACTCAGGCAAAAATCGCAATGCTAAAATTTTACCTTGACCCAATCCTTCCAGATGTTCCGCCGCCGATTGAAAGAATGGATCAGGGGCGAATGCTAACAATAGCGTACAGGATTTACAAGGAAGCCGACGGGGATGTGATAAAGGATTTATGTATGAAAATTATAAACAAAGTTATAAATTAAGAAATCGGTTACGTTTGTTATTTTAGTGGTGAAATCGGGGGTGACATTTGCGTCGCCCCTTTCCATTTTAAAACGTAACCCCTTGCGTTTTTGCATAATCAACCACCGCCCGTGCATGACAAAGTGCTAAGGTATTCTGGAAGGCTGGGTCGAACATCATCAACGCATCTTTGTAATTTGTAAAGAATCCATTTTCCGATAACACGGCTGGCATACTTGTTTGGCTCAGTACAAAGAAATTAGCTTCCTTGTCCGGGTCATTGTCAATGGTATCTATTCTGTAAACCCACTTTGGAAAAGCCTCCTTTACCTCATTAAAAAGAAATTCAGCATATATATCAGACTTCGTTTTCCCGATTGATGTGAATACTTCAAAGCCCCTTGCCGTTGGCGTTGCCGCGTTGCCGTGAATGCTTAGATACAACGAAGCCTCATAATTCTTTGCGTTCATATTAGCCTTCGCTACTCGCTTTGTAAGGGTAACATCTATAACAGGGTCGTAAACATTGATAACCGACATTCCCCAGTCCTTTAAATACTGCTCAATCTTTGCCGCGACTTGCCTGTTGAACACGCCTTCAAAGAACCAGCCGTAACCGTGAAACTTTGCGTTGTTATGCTGGAAGCACTTTGAAGGGTACGTCGTATAATTGTAAGGTAATTTCTTTTTAATGTCGATGCCTCCATGACCCGCGTCAAGGAATACACAAAATTTATTTGCTTTCATATTTTATATTTTAAAGGGCGACGCAAATCAATGCACCGCCCTGAAGCCGCATAAGGTAGCGAATCTGTCTGCGCCTATAATTTAAAACCAATAAGGGCAAAGGCTGCACTAATCAAACCTAACTTTGCAGGTAATTTCACCTCAATCTCTTTCCCAGCACATTCACGTGATGTCTCTTTGATTTTATCCCAAATGATTTGAGCCAATTGAATGTATTCGCGCCAAGTGAATTTTACCTTGTTGCCTTCAAGATGAACATTTATCTCCGAGGCTAGCTCCGCAAAGTTCATTGAGTAACAAGCGACATCGCCTAAAGGTGATTTAATTGTATCAGCACTTTTTAAGGCATCTTTTAAATTAGTCTGCATATTATTTATTTTAACGATTAAAAAAACGTGTTATTAAAACGCCAAGATTTACGCCTGTAATACGTTTTATATTTTCTGAAATAGAATAAAGCTCCACCGTCGCAATTAAAAACGCTGCCATGTAAGTAATGTTGAATGGAAGGCTAAAAGTATTTCTTGCACCTTCGAAAATAAGGATAGCACAAAAATACACTATTATTTTTTCTATGGTACGATAAAGCCCACGGCTATTTATCTTTTGCCCTTCTTTCTTTGCTGCAATGATTCCCGTTGCCATATCTGCAAAAACAACGAAAACCGTAAATATCAAAAATCCTTTAATCGGAACAAAAAAGCTAAATATCCATCCGCAACAAATGGCATACGTTATCTTTTCCCATCCAAGATGCAATAAATTAATTAAGGTTGCTTTCATTATTCCAGTTTTATAAGCCTAACATTTCCATCCACGGTTGCAAATTTGCCATCAGCGTATTTATACAAGTCGTATTTTACGGAGTTAAAGGTAAAGGATATTTGATTGGTAAATGTGGATAAAAGCAAGTTGGTTGAAATCGTGTACACCTTGCCGTTGTCAGGATTAAATATTAAACGTTTGTTTACATTCAACTCAATAACTCCATCAATAATTTCACCGTTAAAATTTAACTTCCAGTCTCCCAAAAACTTTGCCGTGTCTCTTTGAGCCGTTGTAAAATAGACAGGCTTACCACTAATTTGAACGTGCAAATCATTGTAGTAATTAATCCTTTGTACGGCTTTGCCCTTTGTGATAATAGGCTTTGCATGAATGGCTAATGTGTTACTTTGCCTTTCAGCATCTGTCACAAGGCTTTGAATGGCAGTTGCACTATCGCCCAATATTTGCTTTGAGCCTGTGACAGTTGAATCAGACAAAGTCGTTTGCTGAATAATGTAATAAGTGTTTCCTTGCTTTTGAATGTACACCGTGTCTTTGACAACATCTTGCGCAAAGGAAAACAAGGGAAGGAATAAAAATAGATATCTCATTTTATTTATTTTCAAGGTTAATAATTCTTTGTTCAAGGGCTTTGATAAGGGAGTTTTGCTCCTGTATTGCTTTGGTTAGGATGGGAATTAATTTAGTATAATCCATTGCCCACAATTCATTTGTTGTACCCATATTTACCGCTTCGGGAATTACTTCATATACTTCTTGTGCAATAAAACCTAAAGATTTGTAACTATTATTGTAATCAATGTTTAATAAATCATCTTCTACATAACTATCATGCTGATTATAATACGTAGGATTAAGTAAATTAATTTTATCTATTGCATTTATAATAGGTTGTCTATTAGTTTTTATTCTACTATCTGAATAAGTGTCCCAAGCATTTGCTTTTGCCTTTTGTGATGAGCTATTTTCTAATTGTAAATAATAATTTGCATCGGGAGCAGATGCACTATTTATTCTAACTGTACCCATAACATTTAATAATGCAAGTGGACTTAAAGTTCCGATACCAACGTTGCCGCTACTTTGTATTCTTAAGCGTTCTAATCCACCTGCATATAATTCCATTCTGTTAGACCTGCCACCAATATATACACCTCCACCGTCAACATCTTCAAATCTAAAAAATACACCTGTTCCTGCTGAATTTTTAAAATGTAAATTTTCTGTTGGAGCGTTAGTACCAATACCTAACCTTTTATTTGTATTATCCCAAAATAAACCACTATTATTTTGCGTATAAGTCCCACTTGCACCAGCAAATACAACTGAACCAGCCGTAAATGTTGTTGCATTTGTTCCCCCATTTGCCACTGCCAAAGTGCCGCCTAATGTCACCGCGCCACTTGTTGCCGTACTTGGTGTTAACCCTGTTGAACCACCGCTAAAGGTTGTAACTGCCGTACCGCCTCCTGCCACGCTCCAAACATTTGTAGCGCGGTTGTAATTGTAAAATCTATGATTTACGGTATCAAGAATGATGTACGCGCTTGTATCGCTTGACGGGGTAATGATACCCGTGTCTGCAAGTACGCCCCGAAAAATAAGCCCATCGGCAGTCGTCTGTTCACCGAGCGTTATTTTTTGATTGCCATTGCTCGGGTATTGTGCCAAAGCAAGGCAAGGCAAAAGGAATAGGAAGAGGGAAAGGAGTTGTTTCATGTTTTTTATTTTATTGCGAAAAATTCAATTTTGGCTACTGAAATTGTGTTAAGTACGTCGTTTGTTGCTCCATCTCTTACAACAAAAGTAATATTTGTTCCATCAACCTCTTTGACATTTACAATATTTATTGTTTGCCCTGGAAGATTTGCAAAAGCCATAATCGGAGTAAAGTTAAAACCATGCGCAACGGTAATATTTCCATTTGCATCAGTTACTGCGTTTGTTACCGAGCCTCTACCAAAAAGCCCCGTTTGCGCAACCGTTGTAACCGAGCCAACCACATTACTTCCATCTTTACCAAGTAAACTTGTAGGCGTTGCCGTGGTTGTGGAAAGGGTAACGGCGCCAGTCACCGAAAGGGTACTTGATAACGTCGCTGCGTTTGTTACACCGAGGGTGCCGTTAACGTCAAGTTTAAAGGAAGGAGTATCATCATTAATACCAATATCGCCATTGTAATTAATATAAAGTCTATTTGTATTTTGCTGACCTATATCGCTTGTATATAATGCTAATGAATTTCTATTTACATCTCCTCCTTGTTTTATATAATTCCTAATTCCGCTACCTCTTGCAGAATATTCAACACCCAATA